CCGCTGGGGATCTTGCCTTCCATCTACTTGGTTCCTTTGCTCTGTCCCTCGACTTGATAAAGTCTTCGGACCATTTTCTTGGCATTCTCAATGGAGGAAGCCTTGGCGTGCTTCTTCCATTTACCGCCTACTTTCTTTTGTACCACATTTCCTACATTACGCCAAGGCATCTATGTTACTTCCCTATGTATCTGAGTCTTCTAGGTTTGGGGGTATTCCCTTTTCCCTCGGAAGAGGGGGTGTACGTAACTCTGTCATAGGGGGAAGTTCAGTGATGGACTGCTCGCCCATGATATTTTTAACGTAGTCCTCGGTTTCGTCTGCCCAGCCGGGATGGTAGACACCGGCTTCATCAGTGTAGCCACGGAAGGGCTCGTAGTCACGGCCAGCTTCAATGAAAGCATCGGCTCGACCCATCCCTGCGTTATAGGCGATGAGGGCAAGCTCTATGTCTCCCTCGTATCTGTTCAGCAGGGCTTCCAGATACTCCATCCCGAATTTCTTGTTAAGCTCTGGATCAAATCGGTCTTCCCAATCCATGGGTGTGATACCAAGGCCGGGGTTCTCCATTGTAGAACGCATAATCTGCATAAGGCCAGCCGCTCCGACATGACTAACGGCATTCGGATTGTTTCGACTCTCCTGCCAGATCACACGGTCCACAAGAGACATGCCCCCTAAGTTTGAGTTTGCCTGACTGAGTCTAGGAAAATCAGGTTTTTCCCGTGGCAAAGGAGGCAATCCCGGTAAATCACTTAATGTTTCTGTGAACGTCGTGGGTGTAGGTTCTGCTACTTCTGGCAGAATCTCGGATACCATGGGTTCTGCAGTCGTAGGATTACGCATTTCTGCGACCTTTGCATCGATTTCTTCCTGTGATGGGGTGTATCTAGGCATCTCGTAGCTATTGATCAAGGCAATGATATCGTCTGCTTTTAATCCTGATACATTAATATCTGGGGTTTCAGGGAGCTGTGATCTTTTGTTGTCCTGCATAATCTTGAACATATCGGTCTGTGTCATAGAAGGTTCATCAGTCGTAGGATTACGGATTTCTGCGACCTTTGCATTGATTTCTTCCTGTGATGGGGTGTATCTAGGCATCTCGTAGCTATTGATCAAGGCAATGACATCGTCAAAGTTTACCATGCCACCCTCGGCAAATCCTTTGGTCTCTTGTGATGAGGTAATGTCTCGCATCTTGCCGAGTCCTTCCAAGAGGAATTTCTGGAGCATGATGTCCTTCTTGTTATCAGCCTCCTTGCTCCGAATGGTGTTGGCCCCGATATCACGGGCCGCTTCAATATCCTGTCCACGCTTTCTGATGTCAAGCTCCTGCTTTTTGAGAGATAGCTCTGCAATATCCTTGGCGTTGCTTTGGGCCATGTCCTTCTCTCGGAGTTCAAGGCCCTTGGTCTCCAGCATAAGCTGCTGTTGTTCAAGGGATTGATACTGGCCAAGCTGCTGATTTGCATTGAGAATCTGCTGGGAAGCCTCGGCCATGATCTCAGGCATGACATCCGGAGTAGCGCCTTGGAGAAAGCCACCCATGGTCTCCTGATACTGCATCATCATATGATCCCGGATAGCCGCCTGTAGTAGAGGGCCAATACTCTGAAGGGCCTTGTTCTGACCAAGGGTGGGATCCTGAAGGAATGAAGAAAATACCGTGATATATGCCTGATGATCCTGTCCGGGGAATGCAGAGATGGGCATACCCTTGGATGCAGCGATGACATCAGAGACAGGATCCTGTGGTTGAGGCTGCATTTCCGGGGATAGGAAACGATTTGGATCAGGGATTCCCGCAGCACTCAGAAGGGAACGGTGTACCTCACGCATGTTATAGGTACCCGGAGGTGTCTGCGCTGAAATCTGGAGAAGCATCTGTGCCTGAGCTAGACGATGTGCCTGTGATGGGATATTCGGGTCAGAAACCGGGATAATATCGATACGACCATCAAAATCACTACGGAAAACAGAAAGGTCCATCCCCGGAATTGGGAGCATCAGACGTTCATCCGGGAGGAATTCATAATTTAGCCGGGCAAGAATTCGGAGTTCATCCTTCTGAGCCTTATGTAATCTCTTGTGAATAGCAGAGAAAAGCTTGGCAGAAGCTTCGATAAGGGCCAGAGTAGTCCCGACTGGGCCGTAGTTCGTGGAGTCTGCCACGACAGCATCCGTGGAATCTGCGAATTTCTGACCGGCCTGAGTGATAAAACCAAGAAGCTGGTAAAGAGTCTGGGAAGGTTCCTTGTATGGAAGGGGGACAATAGCCTTGTTCAGGTCCATGCCAGTGGCCTCGACCTCCTTGAACTCACCGGGGGCGATAGGATCATCCCCGCCGACAATACGGATACCACGGGCCTTGAAACCGCCGGGGAGATTGGCGAACTGTCCGGCATCCAGAAGGGAACGCATGGAAAGCGTGGCAGACATCGTCAGGTTTCCAAGGAAATGGATCAGACCAAGGCCATAAAACCCGAAGCCGGGGACGTACTTGTAATGCGTGAAGAACATCTTCTTTTCACAGGTGGGATCACCTTCGTTCCAGTTACGTCTGATGCTCAGGACTTTGCCGCTGTCCTTTTCGATGGTGACAATATAAGGTGATGGGAAATCATCCCCGTCCAGTTCAAGGTAAAGATGCTGTTCCAGAAGGGTATACTGCTTGTCATACTCGGCATTAAACTCGATACCCATGATGGAGTTGATTGTCTGACTCATTGAGGAAGGCTGGAATTCACCGGGATCAGAAAGATCAACATCACGATACATACCGGACATCATCTGCTTCTGTAGTTCATGGGGTGTCATGTAGATGACATGGGTATATCGATCAGCCCGACGAAGATCCGTGGCATTATAAGAGACATAGAATTGATCAACAGGGACAAACTCGGAAACCGGGCGATCTGAAGAAAGATCATAGTAGATTTTCTTGAAGGCTGAGCCTACCAGTGGGAGATGAAAGAGCATTCTCTCAAATTCATCAAAATATTCCGGCATGACTTCCGTTAGCTGGTAGTTCATGAATGTCTGTACACGGTATGCCTGATCTTCCTTTTCAGAATCAGGTACTCCAACAATCTGTGTCTTAACCGGACCTTGTGGTGGGAATAGTTCTTCTGACGCCTTTGACTGAAACTTGACGGCACTTTCGATAAGCATGGGATGAACTGCGGTACAGGCACCCTGAAATGGCTCAGATGTGGTGCTAAGCTTGAGACCAAGAAGTTCAAAGCCCTTCTCGAACATGCTTTCCCACTCGGATCGAGATTCCTTGTCTGCCTCATAGGAGTCCATGACCATACTCCCGATACGTTCTACTTCTTCTTCCGAAAGAAAACCTTCGGCCAGATTGTCATAGAAACCAATTTCAGGGACAGGTTCAAGGTTATCCATGCTGTCCTGAAGGACGAATTCGATAAGATTAGACTCCGGGAGTGCCATTCTGTTTTCCAATTAGGCTGCTACTGAATTCCAGTAGGTCTTTTTTGGCTTTTGATAATAATTTTCTGAGCCATTTTCTTGATTATAGGATGAATCATAAGGATGCTCAAGTCTCCATGATTCACGCATGTAGTGTACGGCCATTACCATGGCGTCAACCTGATCATCATGGGGGGCATTGGGGAATGATGTGGACTCAAGGAGGAGGCTCTCGCTCCATGGTTTTTCTTTCGGGAGCCAGATACGCCCGCTCTCGATCAGGGGGGAAATGGCATTGACACGGGAGACCTTGTCACGATCAGGGGTGTATTCCCGGATGGGAAGCCCAGCTCTTCTCAGGTCCTGAATCAGGGATTGTCCGCTGGCCTTCTTCTCAATGATGACAACGTCCGGGGAATGATCCGTGTAGATGTCTTGGGCCAGAAGACGAAGCTCCGGATATTCGAATTTTCCCACGATGTTGCTCAGAAGAATTAGGTTTCCCACGATATGCTCCTGACCACCTGAATCAATCTCGGTTGATGGAAAGATACCCCAAGTCTGAATCACGGAATTGTCTGCCGTGGACCGGGTGGAAAACGCAGTATCCATCGTCTGAATAATGAAGTCACACTCGGGGGGTTCCGGGTGTTCCCAGTTTTGAAACCAGTCTTTCTTGAGGATGCCACCCTCGGCAGGGACCGGGTTCTGCATGTACAGGGATTCCCAATAACGTGTCCCGTTATACTTCTTGATTTCAATCTCGTCCCTCTTGAGAGTTTCAGTGGATTTCCATTCCGGAAAATATGAGGAACCTACCGGAAGATTCAGGATTTTTGAGGAATCTTCATCAATCCATGCCGGAATCTTGAGAACATTCCAGTCATCCTCATCGGAATTTCTGAGGAGCCATCCGCAGATGTCATCCTCATGATACCGGGTGTTGATGATGATGATTCCCCCGTTTGGCATCAGACGAGTCCGAAGACCTGCCGGGTACCATTCCTTGATGTATCTACGGCCTGCCTCCGAGAAGGCGTCTTCTTCAGACATGACATCATCAAGGATGGCTATATGGGCACCACGTCCGGCAATCTGGGACTTGACACCGGCTGCCACATAGACACCACTCTGGTTTGTCTCCCATTTACCGGCAGCCCGGACATCCTTTCTCAGGGAGACACCCGGAAAAATGAAGGAGAAAAGAGGGTTGTTCACAATGTCCCGGACACTTCGGCCAAAGTCTGTGGCAAGCTGATCCGAGTGGGAGACACAGAGGATCTGGTGGGCCGGGTGTAATCCCATGTGCCATGCCGGAAAGATCTTGGAACAGAGCAGGGACTTTGACGAACGAGGCGGAAGAAAGACCATCTGTCGCTTGATCTCACCCTCGGATACCTTCTGGAGGGTGTCACAGATAACCTCAATGTGACGACCGACGACAAAGTCAGGAACAAGAAGCGGGGCTACAGCCTTGGTAAAGGTGAAGAAATCATCCCGTGACTGGGTGACCATCTTTTCCAGAAGAGCCTCCCGGAGTTTTTCTTTGTCCTTGTCCATGATGCCTAATGAATCTTTGATTTCTCTGGGTAGTTCAACTTGAAGATAGTCGTGAGTTCCCAATGGAGACACATAAGAGTCATGAATATATCATAGATGAGACCACGGGCATGGTCATATTCTGGTGATTCATTCTGGAAAATTGGGGATAAAGCAAAGACAGTCCGGATCATGTCAATGCTGACAAAGGTGGAAGACAGAAGACTTAGTCCGGTTTCAGAAAGAATATTCTCCGAATTCATCCGGGTAAGACCGAAGATACTGTTGAATTCATCAAGAGTAAGACTTAGGTCATCCCCGATATTATTCTGATTTTCCACCATTGACTACCTTGAGGCCAACGACATTGGCAAGCTTGGAAATGTCCTTGTCAATGTCCTCGGTCTTCATCCCGTCAAGACTCCCGATACGCTGCTCTGATCTCTCAACGTACATGCCAAGATGCTTGGCAATGTTTTCCATGCTTCTGGTGGCATTGGTGAAATCCTGTTCATCCAGAGCCTTCTGGTAGATTTCATCAAATCTGTTCAGTACTTTCTCAGCGTCCCAAGTCATCTTCTCTTTT